TGCAAAGCGCTTTAATGTTCTCACCGTTAGGGAGTGCACCGACACCGTTAAACCAGTTGGACACGCTACCCGCTGAAACAGAAGGCCCCCTACTGTCCGCATTGATTCGTTCACGCAGCTGTTTTCTGTTCAGCCCCGCGGCGTCAAGCGCGTCGCCCAAACGTTCATAAAAGGTTATTGCAACATCGTCCACAGAAAAATACACCCTTTCCATGATTCAATAAACTGAATTACATATATATAAATTCAACGAAATACAAGATATTCGCTATATCAAAGATGAAACGTTTTCCGTGATATAATTATACCAGATTGAAATATAACAATCAATATTCAAAATATTGAAACAGGAGGCAAAAATTATGCGTAGTTTACAGTTTATGCCCTTGCGTTCGTTGGCATATCAGCAGGGATATACACAAACCGAGCTTGCCGACGCGGCAGGGCTTGCACCGTCAACGATGAACGCCAGACTGCAAGGCCGTTCGACTTTCCGGGCAGAGGAAATGCAGCGGCTAGGGCATCTGCTGGGCATTGCCCCGGCGGACTATTGCAAGTATTTCATGCCCAGCGAAAAGCGCACAGGGGGCAGAGCATGAGCACCGTACACCCCTACACCTTGCCACCCTTCATGCTGTACACTCCGGCCAGTGCATCCAGAGGCAAAGACGGCGAAAAGCAACATTTTCACCGTATCGTGAATGTAGACAGCTTCGAGGATCTGCAAGCTGTCGCCGCGTGGAATCATACAGTTTTTAGCTTCAAAGGAACCCGCAAGGCGGAACACTGGGAATGCGCAGAGGCATTATTTTTTGACGTCGACAACGACCACGGCGGCCCCACGGTGACGCCTGAAACAATCAAGCAGGACTTCCCGGGCGTTGCTTTTTGCTATATTTTCAGTAGGAATAATGGCAAACCGAAAAGCGGCAAGCCCGCCGCTCCGCGTTTCCATGTCTATTTTCCCATCATTTTAAACTGTGACGCGGAGGCAGTTAAGGCGTTGCTCGACAAGGTGTTGACGCGGTACAGTTATTTCGACGCGGCGTGCAAGGATTTAGGCCGCATGATTTTTGGCGTCGAACACCCAGAAGGCGGGTATGTTGCGGGCGCCCTGACGCTTGACAGCTTCATGGAGCACCAAGCCGCCGCACCGTCTGCCCCGGCGGCGCGGCCTGTGCCTGCAAGCAGTACCCGAGAAATCCTCCCCGGGGAACGTGATAACACCCTGTCCGCCTATGCGTTCGCTCAGCTGCGCAGATGTGGCCCGGAGGGCATCGCCGAGGCAGAGGCCGCATTTTTGCGGCGTGCCGAGGATTGCAACCCGCCGCTATCAGATGGCAAACTGTCCACAATCTGGCACTATGCTGTGCAGAACGCCCCCGCCAAAATATGGAATAAGCCCGGCTACCTGACCCCGGCGGAGTATGCTGCGGAAGGTTTTCCCGTCGAGGTGTTGAGCTTTAAGCTCTCTGACCTCTCCGACGTGGCCGAGGGTGCGCTCTTTGCCGAGAACACCGCCGGGGTCTTGCGCTACAATAGCTCCCTGGGCTGGATGGTCTGGGACGGCGGCAGGTTTTGCCCCGATGAGAGCCGGGCCCGCCTGCAGGCGCAGACCTTCACCGGCAGGCAGCTAAAAGCCGCCGCAAGCGATTACCAGCAAGCCGCCGGGGCCGCTGCAAACGATCCTGACAATGGCGACCTTGCCGCCAAGGCAAAGCGGTCAAAGGCCCTGCTGACTTTCGTAAACCGTTGCCGGTCTACCAACGGCCTTAATCACCTACTGACGGAGGCCGCCCCGCATCTGGCCTGCACTGTGGACGACCTGGACGCAGACCCCTATGTGCTGAACACCCCGGCGGGCATCGTGGACTTACGCACCGGTGAGCTGCGTCCCTCTGACCCTGCCGCGCTCTGCACCAAAGCGACGTCTGTGGCCCCGGGCACAGATGGAGCAGACCTCTGGCGCGGCTTCCTGGACACAATCTGTTGCGGGGACACTGGACTGGCCGACTACTTGCAAGTCGTGGCAGGCATGGCCGCGCTGGGCAAAGTTTTCACGGAAACTCTGCTGATTGCCACCGGTGACGGGGGCAACGGTAAATCAACATTCTTTAACACACTTGCCCGCGTGCTGGGTGACTACGCCACGAGCGTTTCACCTGACTTGCTGCTGACCGGCAAGGGGCAGAATGTAGGCGCCCGACTGGCCGCGCTGCGTAGTGTGCGCCTTGCACTGGCGGCGGAAACCGAGGAGGGGCAACGCTTCAACCTTTCAACGGTCAAGCAGTTGGCAAGCACAGACCTAATTGCTGCGGAACCAAAGTACAAAGAACCTTTCAGCTTCACACCCTCCCACACGCTCGTGTTGTATACTAATTTTCTTCCGAGGGTTGGCAGCTCTGACCGTGGTACATGGTCCCGCCTGACCGTCCTGCCGTTCAATGCGCACCTGCGCGATACCGCCGGGGAAAAGAAAGACTTTGCCGAGATCCTGTTCACGCAGGCAGGCGGGGCGGTGCTGTCGTGGATGATCGAGGGCGCCCGGCGGTTTATCGCCAACGGCTACAAACTGGCCCCGCCCGCTGTCGTGCGTGAGGCGCTGGCCGAGTACCGCAAAAGCTGCGATTGGCTCGGTGACTTCTTAGACGAATGCTGCGAACAGGGCGAAAGCTATGCAGTAGGAAGTACAGATCTGTACCAGCGATACACGGCCTTTTGTCAAGTAAGCGGCGCGGAATATCGGCGCAACAACAAGGACTTCAAAATCGCCCTGCAAGCGGCAGGATTTGCGAGTAAACACACTAAAAAGGGCTGGCTGTATATGGGACTGCGTTTGCGTTCTGATTTTTCGCCAGTGTAGCGCGTTTTTTTAGTAAGGGTGACGGCAGGTGACGGGTTTTTACAACCTTTCTATAGAGATAAAAATTTAAAAATTACCAATATAGTATTCTGCCGTCACCTGCCGTCACCTAATCGATACATCGATAAATTTTACAAATTGGAGATTTTAACCATGAGCAACCCAAATTACAGACTTTTCGTGCCCGTGGCGGTGTGGTACACCCGCCGCTCAGACATCACCCTGCAGCGTGAGATGAACCTTGCCGAGGGCGTCCCCGCGCCCATGGCTGCCGAGGAGCTGCGCCACCTGATCGACACGGGGCAGGCGTTTCCCGCCCCTGCGTGGGGGTACTGCGTACAGTATGGCGGCAGCGGCAGATACTTTCCTGACCATGTCGCCGCGCTGGAGTACCTCTGCAAGCGCTGGCGCGGGGAGTTCATCCTGCGACACCTGGGCGAGGCTGTGGACTACGCGGCCAAGCTGCGCCCCGCTGCAATGGCCGAGGCCGCAAGGCTGGCCGACCTGTGGCGGAACACGGCAGAAACGGGCGGAGGTGATACTCAGTGTTGAGCCCAAACCAGCGCAAAGCGCTTGCCGCCCTGCTTGTCTGCAAGAGCCGCGCCGAGGCCTCCCGGCAATGTGGGCTGGGCCTGCGCACGATACAAGACTACGAGAAACAGCCGGAGTTCGCCGAGGCGCTGGAGCGCGGCAGGCGGGAACTGCTGGCCGATACTGCCCACAGAATGGCCGCCGGGTATACTCAGACCGTGGACACCCTGCAAGAGATCGTAGAGAACCCCGACACGCCGGACGCCTCCCGCGTGGCCGCTGCCCGCGCTCTGCTGGATTACGGCCTTAAATTCGCCGAGCTGACCGACATCAACAAACGGCTTGACCGACTGGAGGGGATGCTGTGAAGGACGCGCTAGCACGGCTTGAGGCTCTGGAGCGTGGCGCACCGGGGGACAAGCTGCTGATCGTCACAGAGCGGCAGACGCCAGACGGCCCACGCTATGAGCTGCCAAGCGGCGATCTGCTGCCCCTGCCCGATGTTTACGTATACATGAGGCTGCACGGTCAAGGCGTCTTGCTGATTGACGATCTGCCGGAGCTGCCGGAACCAAAACGAGGGAGGAAGTCGAAAATTGACCAGTAAATACTTGCTGGAATCCCTGCACCGCCAGACGGCCACAGGCGAGGCCGTGGGAGTGGCCGAGAGCTACAGGGGCGGAGCTGTCCGCCTTGTGTACCGCCGCCGCCAAAATGGCGTCATTACCAAGTGGCGCGTGGAGAGCGCCGAACTTCCCGCCCCGGCGGAGTTTAAGACCGAGGCGGAGGCCCGCAAATTCATCCGCTGCCGCTGGGCGATTGATACCAGAAAGCAGGGCCTGCCATGAGCCGCCAAGGCCCGCCGGGGCAGGTCAAGAGACCCACGCCGACACAAACTAAGCCGCAAGCCCGCAAGGGCCAGAAACGGCCCCACAGCGGGGCCAGACAATCCACAAGAGCATGAGGAGGAAACACCATGCAAAACTATGTCGATACCGCCCGCAAAATCATCACCGACTGCCACGCTGCTATGACAACATCTTACCAGTTGGAGCAGGAGGCCGCAAAGGAGCAGAAGCAGGGTCACATCACGCCGGAGTATGCCCGAGAGCTGACAGCGTCCGCCGTGAATGAGCGGGCACAGCTGCGCAGTGACGCATCTGCAAAACTTACTGTGCTGCTGCGCCGGTTTGCTATCGCTGCCGGCAATGCCGACATGCCGGACGGCAACGCCCTGCAGGGCGGGGACTACACCCTGCTTGCCGACAATTTCCCGCTGAGCGTGGAGGAGTACAAGACGCTGTGCGAACGGAATAAGGATAACCCCACAATTTTGCGTAAAGCGATCGAGTACGGCAACCAGCACGGAGGCATTGCGCCCTATGCTAAGAAGTATTACCGCTCGGGCGAGGAGCGCACTGTACTGTTTAGGGAGTTTGTCCGCAAATGCGCTGCGGTCATTGAGGCAGAGCCGACCAGCCCGGCCCGTGGGGATGCTTACTGGAACATGATTGCCCGCGATGTCGCCCCGTGGGCCACGCTCTGAGGCGCTGAGGAGGGCTGCACTGTGGAGCTTGACAAATTGCTTGCAGAGATCGAGAAAACCCGCCGGGAGCCTCTGCGCGTGTGCTGCCGCACCCCGGCGGGTGAGGTGATCGTCACGAGCGTGGAGGATTGCGCCCGCCAGGGCTGCCGTTACTTCCACATCGTGGCCGATGATCTGGACACCCTGCTGGACGGATCACTGAACCACAAACCATAGAGCTGCACCACACCCCGCAAAAGGTCAAACAGCGTCAACCATGTCAACCAACGGAAAAGCCCGGTTGACGCTGTCCGGTTGACGCATTTTTTACGATACATTGTCTATATATTATATATGTCAACCATGTCAACCAAATATATAATAAAAACATAAAATAATATAATATATAGATATGTGCCTGATATACGCGTATATATAGGGTTATATAGAAAACCGGTTGACTGGTTGACATGGTTGACAACATTCTATTGCAATTTGATTCTATAACCGCCCACGGGGCGGAGGGCTGCACTGCATCGTGCGAGATGAACCGCAAGGGCGGCGACTAGCTGCGCCATGCATGCCGTGCAACGCATTGAAAACGACCGCAAAGAACAGCAATGCCCCACAGAGGCCAAAGAGCGCCTCTGTGGGGCGTTTTGCGTGTTGGGCATATAAGTTTTGCCACCTGCGCTCTGCAATGCGTTTCTGGGGCCTCTGTGAGGCTATGCGCAATTAACGGAGCCTGTCTTCATCCTCTGGAGTCAATGCGCCGGGGGGCTCTGCTGGCCTCTCTGTGGGCTGATCTGGCGCGCTGGCGTCTCTGTCCATACGCTGCGCCACTGCGCCCACAATATAGGCGTTCAGGCTCTCCCCGGCGGCATCTGCTGCCGCCTGGACTGCCGCCTTGTTCTGTGGTGCATCCTTGCGCAGTATAAGATTTACCCGGTCATAAGTTTTTTCGTTCCATTTGTTCTTACTGGCCGCGCTTGCTTTTCCTCCCATGCTGTCACCTCCCCGCGTGGCATACTTACACAAGATTATAATACCGCGTCTCGCTTACATGCGCAAGTAAGCAAAATGAACAAACTACACGCTTACTTGTGCAAGTAAATTTGTGAATTCCGTGCATTGCTTACTTGTGTAAGTAAGCGTATACTATAGTCACAGGAACAAAAAACCACAACACACAGGAGGCACAGAGCAATGACAAGCTATGAAGTCACATACGAGATGCAGAATGGTGAGTACGACACTATCAATGTCATGTCCGCCAACCTGATCAAGGCCGCGCAGTTCGCTGAGAATTTCCTTTCAATCCGCGTAAAAGAGTACAGCGGCCTTGTGGAAGTCAAAGAACACATTTACAACTAAGCCGAAACGCCCGCAAGGGCGTCCACCGGGAACAGCCGCCCGGTGCTGATGATGGCAGGCTATCCACACAAAACCATAGGAGGCAAAAAACCATGATAACCCACATGTATGAAGAATATTCGGAAGTAGTTGCAGCCGCAAAACAGGCGCTTGACGATGCTTGCAACCGTGGCGAGGCATCTTGCCAAGTTGAGACGCTGGAAACGATCAGCGTAAATCTTAGCTATGTCGAGATGATGCTGCGCGGCATCCGCGAGACCTTCACCGCACGGACTGGCGCAACGCTGGACGCGAACACAGTGGAGTATCTGGACGCGCAGCTTAGTATGATACAGGACAGCGTCCGCGCATCTTTGCACCTGTCTGACCTCACCCGCGGGGAGATTGCCAGCGGAAACGACTTGCCGGAGCTCATGCGATGGATTGAGGGGCTGGCCTGCATCAAGATGCTGCACGATGACCACAAAAAGGAGCGTGAACCGCAATGACCATGCGCACCAACACCGCCAGATGGACGGGGACCCGCTGGCGCATCGATGTCCAAAAAGACGGAACCCGCAAAAGCTTCTACAGCTCTAAGACCGGCCGCACTGGGCAGAGGGAGGCGAACGCCAAGGCGGACAAGTGGCTGACCACTGGAGTATCAGACACAGCCCTGCGCGTCTCCCAAGCCTATGCGATGTGGTACGCCACACAGCAAGAGACCACGAGCACAGGAAACTGTCGCAACATCGCCACACGCTGGCGGCGATGGATAGCGCCCAACATCGGCAGCAAGAAACTTGCCACGCTGACAGAGCAGGACTTGCAGAACATCATAAACAAGGCATACTCTGCCGGGCTGTCTAAAAAGACACTGGCCTGCATCTGCTCGGACATGCGTGCGCTGTGCAAATTCTGCCGCGCTGCCAAGCTGTCCACATTCAATCCCGAGGGCCTGCGCATTCCAGCCGGGGCCCGGCTCAAAGGCAAAAAGGTCATGCAGCCCTCTGAGCTTATAACCCTGTTCAATGTGGACACTACCCTGTACAAAGGCCAGACTGTCCGCGATGACTACATAAACGCTTATCGTTTCCAAGTGCTTACAGGCCTGCGCCCTGGTGAGCTTATCGGCCTGCAATGGTCCGACATCCAAGGCAGCACCGTACATGTGCAGCGGGCAGTCAATGTGCGCGGAGAGATCACCAAGGGAAAGAACCAGAACGCCGTCCGCTCGTTCGTGCTGTCCGGCATGGCCCGGCGGGTGCTGGACGAGCAGCGCGAGATCACCGGGCATCAAGAGAGCGTGTTTTGCATCTTGACAGAGCGTCAATACGCCTACCGCTGGCGGAACTACTGCACCACAAACGGACTGACCACTGTGACCCCCTACGAACTGCGCCACACTTTTGTATCTGTGGTCAAAACTCTGCCCGCCGGGGAGGTAAAAGGCCTTGTAGGCCACAGTCTGGACATGGATACTTTTGGAGTGTACGGCCACGAACTGAGCGGAGAGGCCGAGGCCACAGCGGAAGCCGTGAACGGAACATTTTTAAAAATTTTGAGCAATGCTTGAAAAGTGCGGTCAAATGTGCGGTCAAGGCAACAAAAAAGACGCCAAAAACATCGTTTTAGCGTCAAGTCGTATGGAGCTGGCGACAGGAATCGAACCTGTTTGTTTTGACGAATAATCGCTATATTTTTTGTTTTCACGACTTTTCTACGACCTTACTTTCAAAATAAGAATTTAAGACCTTTTCTGCTTCTTTTATCTGCCGCTCTTTAATATGTGTGTATATCTTACGGGTTGTTGATATGTCGGCGTGGCCTAAAATCTTTTGCGTTTCAAGCTCTCCTATACCAGCTTCATACATGGCGCTTGCCATCTCGTGCCGGAACTGATGAGCCGTAACTGCCGGCTTATACAGATGGGTTGTAGGAGGTTTGCGCTTACGCTCCGGGCCGTAAGCCTTGTGATACTTGCGTTCTCTCCCCTGCTCTGCTGCATAGTCTATTTCGACCATTCCAAGGTCTTTACAATAATCAAGCCATAGCCGCCTGTATTCATACATTTTTAATGGCGCTTCGCCGCCAAGCAAATAATTATCTGCTTTCTGTTTTCTGGTCAAAAGCTCTTGCTTGAGTGGAGCTAATAGCGGAACGATTCGGATTGCATTTTTTGTTTTGGGGGTCTGTATCGTTGGCTGAGAATTAACCCAGGAGACTTCTTTTGTTATGCTTATTTCGTTTCTTTCAAAATCAATATCTTGCCATTGCAATGCCAGAATTTCCCCAAGGCGGCAGCCTGTGTACATAAACAGCCACGCACACAGTCCAAAACCCTCCGGGTGAGCTTTTACAGCTGCCACTTGTTCTTCCGTTGGCGGCTTGCGTTCTTCTTTTTTTAATCCGCGCGGAAGATCAACAAAAGCGACCGGATTATAGGTGTTATCACTCTGTATGCACCAGTATTTGAAAATGAGGTTAAGAACGCTATTTGCATTCCGGATTGTGCTTCCTGCCTTACCCTGCGCGGCCTGCTTCTGGTTCCACAGCACAATCATTGCCGGGGTGATTTCTGCCATTGCATACCCGCCGAAGAATTCCAGAATGCTCACATATGCCCCATGATAAGCACGGGCATTCCCGGCTTTGATTCTTTTTAGATAATCTTTCCACCATTGTTCTGCAACAATGTCAAAAACTTCGCTCTCTTCCTTTGCCTTTGCCGCATTTTCTAGGGCTTCGTCAATCTTCCGCTGTACTTCGCGGGCAGTCTTGCCGTAAAAATGTACAACTTTTCCGTTTATTTTTCGCTTCTTTTCAATATATCCGTCTGCCCGCTTTTTTACCTGTCCCAAATCAAAAACCTCCCCCGACACTATAGGTATAGCTTGTAAAGCTGCGGGTTTTGGCGCGTGGGGCCACAGCCGCGCAAGCGGGTGGGGAGCGCCAAACACAGGCCACGCGTGGCCTGTGACCGCACAAGGCGGTTTCGCCGCAGGCGAAATTACAAGCATTGCTTGTAAAGCCTGCCCGGAGGTGGTACAATACGATTGTAGGGTCGATTGTATCCACTTTTGTGGGCAAGCTGATCTATGGAAACGCTCTCGGTGCGCCAACACCGGGGGCGTTTTTTTTATTTTGTTCTGGTCAAAATGTAGCCTGCGGAGCTTTACTATTTTAGTAGCATCTCTTACAAGGTGTATACCCAGCGGCTTCTGCCTGCTCTACCGTTACGGCGGTGGCATCGTCCATTCCGCTGCAATCGGGGGTACGGTGGTACTTTTTGCCGTTGCCGCTGCTTGCAATATAAACCATACCTGGCTGATAATCTGATGTGCCGGTTGCTGTGGTGCCGTTACTTGTCTGGCTGGTGTTACCTGTTTCTGGCACCGCTGTAGGGTCAGGTGTGGGGGCTTCCGTGGGTGCAGAGGTCGGGGCTTCTGTTGGGGTTACTGTGGGGGCCGGGGTTGCGGTAGCCACTTCTGTCGGCTGCGGCGTTTCTTCTGCTATTGTGGCGGTTGGAAGCGGTTGTTCTACCTTCTGCTGGCTGCCTCCGCTGAACGTTCCGATACAAAACATTACGATCCAAAACGCCGTAATAATTGCCGCACGAATCTTTTTACTTGCCTGGAATTTATCGGTTTTCCATATCCAGTAGCTCAGAGCAAATGGCCAAAACATCAAGGCAAGCAAAATCATCAGGCAGCCGCCTTTATTCTTTTTACCGCCACCATTTCCTGATGAATGGGTTCCGCCGCTTTTTGTCCTCGAAGAGGACTTTCCCGTTGATTCTGTAACTGAATACGAAATGCCCGTTCCCGGCAGCCCCACCGTTGCTGTTTTGCGCCCAGTTGAGCTTACTGTGTAGTGCGTGCCCTTGCCGCCCAGCGAAATGCTGGCACTTTTTCGATTCAGATTCAGGCGGACACCCGGTGCAATTTTTACACTCTTACGAAAGCGAAATCCCATCAAGAACACATCCTTATCGATTAAAGTTTATCCCCCTGCACTGCGTCCAGTAGTGCAGGGCCTTTTTTATGTAGTCTTCGTCCAGGTCAAAATATTCTGCCAGTTGCCACGGCTCTGTGTAGCCTGCCCGCATTGCCGTGCGGATCTCGTCCGGCGGCAGGCAGCGGCGGAACGCGTCCGCATCGGCGCGGTACTCGTTCTGCTCCACCAGCTGGAACGGGCTGTTTACCTTATGCAGTGCGCCTGTGTGCAGGTGGCCTGATTCATGCAGCATGGCGGTGCGCATCTGGCGCACAGTATGCAGACGCTTGAAATTCAGCACAACGGCATAATTCTGACCATCCCGCACAGTACAGGCCGCCCTCGGCAGCATTGCGAACGGCATAACATCCACATCATTTTGTTTGCAATATCCGTAAAAGTCGGACAACTGAAACACTGGATTTATTCCTCCTGCTTTTTCTTGGCCCGGCGATCTCGCATCACCCTGACCATATCGCGCAGCACTGCTTTGTCATCTTCGGAAAGCTCTTTATATTCACCGTAAAAAGCAATATCCACATCGTCCAGGATGTCGTGGGCAGGCATTTCTGTCTCCGCTTCCTGGCTTTCAGCTGCCCCTTCCAGACGTTTGCGGTCAACGCCCAGCGCCTCTGCCAGCTTTATTAAGGTAGCTGGTTTGGGCGGCTTATCGGTCGCTTTCCAGCGCGCGATATTCCCGCGGCTCATCCCGACCTGATCAAGCAGTGCTGACATTGCGATGCCTTTTTCATCGCAGAGTGCTTGCAGCATATCAAAAAACACTAAAATGCACCTCCGGAATTTGTGCAAAACGCAGAAGTGCAGAAAAGTGCATTAAATCACTTGCAAAGTGCACTTAAATGCCCTATAATGCACTTATGACATGAGGGCACCGCGTTAATACTGATGTTTAGCAACTCTATAGTACTACAAAAGTGCACTTACGTCAATACAAAATGGAAAGAGAGGTGCATTTTTTTGAACTTTTGGAACACTTTCACAAATTTATGCGTGCAGCATGGTGAAAGTGCTACTACCGTTCTTAAAACGCTTGGCCTGAGTAAAGGCAATGCCCAGCGCTGGAAGAACGGCGGCGGCCCTACCCTGGCAACGGCTGCTAAGATTGCCGAGCACTTCGGCGTCCGCATTGATGACCTTGTGGAGCATTCCTAGCAGCTACAACCATTCTACCACAACACCTGTCCCATAGTCCGGACTTTGAGCCGGAGGGGCTGGAAATTTTGCAGACAATGAACATTTTCAAAGGAGGATATCCATGGCAAGAGAAAAGGACGGCTACCGCGATGCGCTTGAACGCATCCGCAGCCAGGCTTCCGGTGAGCTTGTTACCGTGAAAGAAGCCGCGCGGATTGTGTACGGCGATGACACCTACGCATCGGTGCGCTGCATCACTACCCTATCGGGCTGGATTACAAGCGGGCGCGGCAAGCGAATCCCCGCAACCGTTCTGGCCCGCCAGATTTGCTGAACCCTTGTAAACCGTTTTCTCAACCTCCTGCCCTGTCTCATGCACAGGGGCATCACCTGTCTATCAGTGCTCAGTCTTTTGCAGGGTATAAGTCGTTGTTTTTGGACTACCGGTCCAGTAGGGCCAGTAGATCAATTCGTATCCGTCACGAAAGAAGGAGTGCCCCTGTGCATGAGATAGGGCGGGAGCAAAAGAATTTACCACAGAACAATGGAACTCTTAATTCTTGTTCTCAAGATACTTATTACTGAGCAGAAAGTCAATTTTCTTGACAACATCTGTCACATCTGCGAAAAAATCGAACGCTGGCTTATGCAGCATCGCTAAAAAGGAGGTATCCCCCATGAACACCGAAAAAAACACAACCCGCATGGGCAGCACAACCGTAACCCAGACCGCCGAAGGTTTTGAGCTCAAAAACGGTCCCGGCATCAAGATTCCGCCGGATGTCACATTCAAGGACGTGAAGAATGAAACTGTCCTTGGTGACCCGAACAACAGGCACATCACAACCGGGTACATCCGCAGCAAGTCCGGCGGCAGCACAATCTACGACCTTGACGAAAAGGAGGAATAAACTCATGCCCCAAACAAAAACAGCCGCCCCGGTGTTGCAGCACCGTGACGGCCAGACGAAAAAACTCATCACCTGTATTCTACCCCACATCAGCCCCATTTGCAAGGCTTTCGCCAATTTCACGCTAACGGCCTGCGGGTTGGGCGTGTTGTGTGCCGTAACTGCCCTGGCCCAGGGCGGAGGAGCGTCTGCCCTGGCCGGGCTGGCCTGCTGCCTGCTGGGCGGGTGGGCTGCGCTTAAAGTACATTACCTGGAGTAACCGATGGAAAAGTTTTTATTTTATTGCCTTTGCGGCGCGGCGTGGTACCTTTGCCTGTGGGCGATCCACCACGCGCTGCTGGCGCTGGTGGTTGGGGCTTGAACACCCCCACCCCGGCAGAAAGGACCCCTGAATGGAAAATGCCAAACCAAATATTTCCCCGCGGCGCGGCATGACCCCGTTAGAACGCGCCTGGGCCGCTGCCCTGTGCGCAAGCGGGGATGCTGTTGCCAACATGGGCACGGATGCCCTGCGCCTGGCAGCAGCCCAAAAGCCGCAGAACGTAACCAGCGCCGGCATTATGGAGAGCACTCACAAGCTGGCGCGCGCCTGCCGGATCATTGACGTCTCGACCGCCAGCACCCCGGCGGCCCAAAAAGCCGCCGACGCCTATGCGCTGGAAGCTGCCCTGTACGCCGTAGCATATGAAGCTGCACGCCTTGTGCGGTCTGACATGTGGCCGCTTGTGGCCATGCGGCTGGACGCGGCGCAGGAAGTGGGCACAAGAACGTCTGACCTGCACATCCGCCAGCCGTTGGGCAAGCTGATTATGCGCCGCCACCCGCTGGCCGTGCGCGGATCGACCGCCCAGAACCTGGTGGAAGAGCTGCTGTACGCCGCGGCAAAGCGCGGCCGGCGGCGGCAGGACTGGGCCAACACACTGGAAGCCGCCGTGGCCTGCGGCTGCATGATGGACGCGATATTAAGCTACCCGCCCAGATGGGAGGACACCAACCAATGGAAACAAGAGAACTGACCGACATGACTGCCGTGCTGCGGTCTATCAATGACGGAAATCCCAGCAATGCCGAACGCTGGGTAACCCTGACACAGCGCGTTGTCCGCGCCGAAACCCGCGCCAATGCGGCAGAGCGCGCCGCCGCCCGCAAGGATTGGGAAAAGCAGAACGCCGAATACGACAGCTGGCAGTCCAACTACCGCGCCGAGGTTGCCCAGCAGGAAGCCGCCAAAGCGCAGGACAAAGCCGCCCGCTGGGAAGTGCTTGCCCTGACCATGGCCGCGGCGCTGGTGCTGACTTTGAGCATTGCGGCGCACCAGGCGAATGAGGCCGCCCGTTGGCGGTACGAAGCCCAGGGAATGAGCCAAACGGAGATTGTTACCCCGCAGAATCAGAACACGGCGGTGCAGCCATGACGGTGCTGGAATGGCTGCAGGAACTGGAAGAGGAAGAGCGGATCGTCAAGGTTGGCTGCGTGGACAACACCCTGCGGGGCCTGCGCCGCTGCACCGCCAGAATGGCCGCCGCCAGCTACCTGCACTGGGCCTGCCCGGAATACCTTGCGCCGCAGCTGAGGCTTGCATTTGAGTGCAAAAGCCCGGCGGTCAACAACGAGAAATTCTGCGAGCGCTGCGCGGCGGCGTTTTTGTCCGCGCAGATGCCGAACACAGGGAGGGTAAAAAAGCCATGGACGCACCAATGACGCCGCGGGAGGCCGTGGCCTGGCTGGTGGAAAACACCGCTGCCACCCGCAAAACCTACTGCATTATACTGCGCAGCACCAACGGCGTACACAACCCCGGCACGCGTGGCATGCTGATCTGCCAGGCGGCAGAGCTGGCAGGCCGCCTGCACGCTTACCGGGAAAGCCTGCACCACATGATGCAGGCCGGAATGATACCAGCGGACCTGCTGGACGATGTGAAGGAAGTGCTGAAATAATGATCTGCTATCTTATTACTGCCGGGGTTGTGGCCCTGGGGCTGCTGGCTACCTGGACCAGTGGCCGGGATGTGGGCTACCGCAATGCCATGCGGGATGCGGAACGGCTGCACGATGATGACGCTGTATTCCGCCCTGGCAAAGGCGGCCGCCAATGACGGCGGAGGAACGCGCAGCCCTGATTGACCGGCTGGCCCCGCTGATCATTGAGGAACGCCGCAAGGCCGCAGAGCAGAACCCCAAGCGCCCGCCATGGTACATGATGAACATTGCCCACCCCGTGATGGGCTGGCTGTACAACCAGTACCTGGCCAAACTGGGCGAGGTAAGTCCGCCCGGCGATGCCTGCCGCACCCGGTTTGAGCTATCCCTATTGCACCCGGCTGTGCTGAAAAAGCTGGCCGAGCACTACAAGATCCAATAACCCCGCCCCGGCGGGGCAGATATGCCGCCAAAGCCGCACGAGGCCGCGGCGGCCCCTGAATCCTCCCACAGTTGCTGCGTGGGCAAGTACGGCAACACCACTGTGCAGGTAATGCACAACGCCCGGCACCGGCCACTACTCCCGGCTTGTGCCCGGCGGCCGCCTGTTAGATTCCCAGCCCGGCTTTTCCACCGGGTGCCAGGCCCCTGCGTGCAGATTGCCAAGCGCCGCGGGTGCGCCTGGGCAGGCGGGTTTTTATGGTGCGTGTGCAGCACCGGCATGGCCCAAGCAACCCATGCCGCCCGGATCAACACCGGGACGCGCCACCAAAGAATGGGGGTTGAACCAATGAAACGAAATTGTCAGGACTGCACTGCCCGCCGCGTGGGCTGCCATGCCAACTGCGAGCGCTACAAGGCCGACTGTGCCCAGGATGCCAAGCGCCGGGCCTATGAAAAACAGTTTGCCTTTCTGGACAGCATGCCGCAAACCGCCACCGCCTTAAAAAAGACACTTGCACCCCGGCGGGTTGGCGGGCAGCAATAAGCGAGAGGATGAAATACGATGACAAAGAAAAAATGTATAAAGCTAATTATGGGAACGATGGGGCTACCGCAGCCGCGTGTGGCCGAGATGGTATTCCTGGGATTGCGAGAAATAATGCACAAGAAGCAAAAGGCGCAGCCAAGCAACAAAGACGTGCTGGTAGCCCTGCTGGCTGAGATGGAAAAAGCGGGACCTGAATGCGGCGTATCGGTGGTTGGCGGCCTTTTAGCCGCGGTCCAGCGACGCATTATTGAAACAAAAACTGCAATCATTCACGACCGCCTGATGGGCGGCCCTGCAAAAGAAACCCAAGCGTGAACCAAAGCCGCAGCCCTTAACCCAGGGCGGCGGCTTTCGCAAAACCGGGCACAGCTTACTTATTATAATAGCGCGTGGCTGAGCTGCCGTAAAAGGCTGCCGCCAAACGGTCCGAGGGGGGGCCGTGTGGGCGGCTTGTATAGGGGTTATTTCAAGGTCCATTCTCCCCCACAAAAAGAAAAGAAGTGAACAGCATGAAAACTACCAGAAAGCAATACATCCGTGAGCAGAAAACAATCTGCGGCGATAGTTATGCCGAGGTAGATTTCTGCTGGATCACTGAGCGGGAACACCGGGCAGGCCCCCGCGGAAAAAAGCAATTTGCCAGCAGCCTTGCCCAGCAAAAGCGCAACCGGGAACGATCGGCGCGGCTGCTGGTACAGCTGCTGAACACAAATTTCGACCAACGGGGCTTTGCGCTGACCCTGACCTATGAAGACATGTGGCTGCCGGATGACGATGAAGCCGCCTGGAAGGACGTATACAACTACCTGAAACGGGTGCGCCGATGGCTGACCCGGCAGAACTGGCAGGATGCAACACCCATCAAGTGGGTGTGCGTGACGGAGAACCAGGAAGCCGACCCCGCCAACGGCCTGAAAGAAGTGCGATACCATCACCACATGGTGCTGCAGGTGGACGGCCTGACCGCCGCCCACCGCGCCGCCCTGCGTGATGCGCTGGAAGATCTGTGGTGCACCGGCCGCAGCCGGGAACCGCTGGGCACCGTGAACGCCGACCGCCTGCAGCCGGAACACGACAGCCTGGAAGGGCTGGCCAAGTACATGCTGAAATACCCCCGCCGCCGCAAAAGCTGGCATGCAAGCCGCGGCCTAAAGCGGCCCACCTATCCCCGCCCCAATGATACCCACTGGACCCCGCGCAAGCTGGCCGATGCCTGCACCATGCGCGTGGACGATGCTGATTATTGGGAGCAGCGCTACCCCGGTTACAGGTTTTTGGGGGCTGTGCCAAGCTATAACGAGGAGCGGGCCGAATGGCGGCTATACATCAAGCTGCGCCGGAAACGCAGGTAATACAACGTTATCCCCCGCCCCGGCGGGATACCCATTCGCATTCTGGCCGGAGACAATTTTTGATGAAATATCAAGGAGGAACACGATGGAACCAAAAAACTTCTGGAAAGAAATGCAGCGACTGTGCAAACAGCGCGGCGGTACATGTGATGACAGCGAATGCGGGTATGACTGCCCACTGTGCGCACTGCCCTGCTGCGCTGATCGCAAAACCATGGCAAGCGTAACAGCTACCGATTTTGCCGAAATGTATACCGCCGTTGAAAAGTGGAGTAACGCCAACCCGGCCAAGACCCGCCAGAGTGAGTTTTTGAAGGCTTACCCAGATGCGAAAATCAACACTGACACGGGTGCGATTGCAATTTTTCCATGCGTGATTAACAAAAAATTGACAGGCGAACACTGCAAAAAGTACTCGCAACGCACGGATGAATGTGATGCTTGTGCATGGGACTGGTGGACGGAGGAAATCGAATGAAAAAGATAACTTTTGACGCCCAGAACAGCCGGTGTCAGACCTCTGATGCAGAAGAGTATACCTGCCATGAATGCGGTGAATGCAGGCAGACCCAGACAATGACCCCGGCGGAAATGAGGCAGCTTCGGCGGCTGCAAACCGAACGCCGCCCGGAGGCCTGTCTTGGCTGTGGGTTGGAACATGAATGCAGCCTGCATGGGTGTGCGGTACTGCGCAAGGCGTATAAAGTGCTGTGAGGTGGCGCGAATGAACATTCTTGAGCAGAATTTCACAAGTGCAACAGCAGCGTTTGTCTTGATGTTTGTCGCATGTCCTGCCATCATGCTTTGCGGCGCTGCCGTGGTATGCGTGGGTATGTATATCATCAAGCGTCTTGCCGATGCACTGCGCCTGCACAGGATGGCCCTGCCGCGGTGCAGCCAATGCTGCCATTATGGCACAACGCAGTGCCCGTTGTGCGGGCAGGCTGACCCGGACGATTTCTGCTCTCGCGGCGAAAGGCGGGATACATGATGATACAGATATTGCTTTCCATCCTGACCTGCACTATGGGTATTTTTGTGTTGTCCGTGCTGCTGGCGGCAGCTTATACCGCCGGGGTAGCCGCTGGGAAAGCTGCCGCGCATGTGGATGATGAAGAATCAAAAATTTATATGCCGCACACACATGGCGGAGATCCTGACACCTGAACGCAGAGACAGCCATATTTCGGATTAAGGGAGGTATACACACGTGGGGAAAAACAAACGCTTGCCGAATGACATCGTATTGGCTGCCCTGCAGCTGGTGCGCGGCCAGGCCAGGCGCAAGGCCGAGTATAAGCGCCAGGTGGATGAGATCATCCTGCGCAGCGGCACAAATTTTGTGGATACCACAACCAGCTGCGGCGCGCCCGTGCGTGTGTACCTGCCGCATGCCGGCGGGAATTCCAACGACATCACCGCCGACAAGGCCGAGGCGATCCAGCAGCTTGAGACACAGCGGGATGTGCAGATCATGCGGGCCATCGATGCCGCCGCGGATGAGATCGGGGCGGACATCCAGAGCGCCACGGTACGGGCCGCGCTGCAAAAGGCTATTGCACTCAACTGCAAGGCCTGCCGCACCTGGACATACGAGCGCTTGGAGGTGCCGGGAATTAGCCGGATAGAATTCTATCGCCGCCGCCGCAAATATTTGGAAAATGTTGCGCAACGCGTAGGAATTGGCTAAAAGTTGATACTGTGCAAGATTTTTTAGTGCTAGAATTGATATCATAGAATATTGAGAGGACAGCCCACCGGCTGCCCTCTTTTGTTTTGGAGTGTAACCCATGGCAGATAAAAACAACAAAACAACCAACCCCTGCGCCCGCTGCATTTGGCGTATGTGCAACAGCGAACGGGTGATCTGTTCCCTACCGCGCTGCGTAAATCCTACGCAGTGTAAACGCCCAAAATACAAACTTGGTCCCGGCGGATGTTGGACTTACCAGCGGCCACTGAGAAAGGCCCCCCTATGACTAACCCCCGGTATGCCAACGGAGCCCTGCGCAGAAAGCACCGGGCCCGGCTGAAAGCCATGGGCGCGCCGTGCGGAATCTGCGGCGGACGCCTTGGCCCGATCCATTACGACGAACCATCCGATGCGGCGCACCCGCTCAGCTTTGTGGTGGATGAGATACGCCCCGTTGCCCGCTGGCGCGAGTTCGGGTACGCATCCCCGCGGGCTGCGGCTGAAGATTGGGACAACTTACAGGCTGCGCATTACTGGTGCAACGCGCAGAAAGGCTGCAAGCTTTCACCCGCAAAACCCAATTCTGCGCAGCACACCCGCATACAAAGGCCTCCTGCAGACGGCAGCTGGTGAGGGGTGGGGAGGGTCCCCCGCCCCGGCCGGCGGGCGACCCCAAGCCGTCCAGCGCCGATTTACCCCCGCAAAAAATAATTTGATGGGGGGTGGTATCAAAACAGGAAGGAGAAGCAAAAAGTGGCAGCAGATACTTCTAATCGCGCGCGCGCGGAGATCGCGAAAAGGTCTGCCGCAGAGCGCAGAAAACTGGCTAAATTTTTGGCCAAAAACGGATTGAATGACGAAAAAATCAAGTCGCTTGACCCGGTGATTTTGAATGTTTCGTGGATGAAATCCAAGCTGGACGATGCCAGGGAAACCATCGGTGAGGAAGGCATCACGGTGGAATATGACAACGGCGGTGGGCAGTCGGGCGTGAGAGAGAACCCGGCCTTCCGGGCTTATGAGGCATTGTGGAAAACGTACCTGTCTGGATTGGATATGCTGATTAAGCTCCTACCTGTGGAGGTGCCGCAAGAGCAAATATCCGACATTAAGCCGACAAGCGTACTCACTCTGGTGCAGAATCGGAGAAAACAGGACGCATGACCGGCGCACAGATTCCAAGATACCGCATCGAGCCGGAGCGCGTTACGACCGACGGTGCGGACGCCGCAGCGCTGATGGCCGCCTACGGCAATGCGCTGGATGAATGGCAGCAGCTGGTGCTGGACTGCTGGCTGGGCCGGGATGCATCCGGGCGGTACACCGTGACCTCTGCCGGGCTGGCCGTGCCCCGGCAGAACGGGAAAAACGTGTGCCTGGAGGGGCGAGAGTTTTTTGGAATGGTCATCAACGGTGAGAAGATCCTGCACACCGCCCATCAGGTGCGCACGGCGAAAAAGAGCTTTAACCGGCTGGCCCGGATGTTTACCGACAAGCGGCACCCGGAGGTGCTAGAACTGGTGAAAAACATCCGCTACACCAACGGCGAGGAGTGCATCGAGCTTCTGAACGGCGGGAGCATTGAGTTCTCGGCCCGATCCCGGCAGGCAGCCCGCGGCTTTGACGGCATCTCGCTGGTGGTCTATGACGAGGCACAGGAACTGACGGACGACCAGGTGGAGGCAATCATGGCCACGCTGGCCGCATCGGCCACCGGCACCCGGCAGCTGATCTATACCGGAACCCCGCCTTATCCGGGCTGTCCCGGAGACGTATTCCGCCGCCGCCGGACAGCCTGTCTTGGCGCACCGGGTGTGCACGATGCCTGGCACGAATGGTCAGTGGAGGGAGAGCAGGTTGACAAGATCGATCTCGAAAATCACGCGGTCTGGTATCAGACTAACCCGGCCATGGGCATCCGGCTCAGCGAGGAGTTTGCGGCGGAGGAGTGCCGGAGCATGAGCGCCGACGGCTTTGCCAGAGAACGCCTTGGCTGGTGGAGCCCCGTTCTGACGGAGCAGAGCGACAAGGCGCTGGATGCCCGGGCCTGGGCGGCCTGCGCCAGCGAAGCGGAAAAGCCGGACGGCAAGACCGCTTACGGTGTCAAGTTTGCCGCGGATGGTTCTGCTGTCTGCCTGTGCGGCGCGGTGATCCCGAAAGACGGTCCGGCGCGTGTATCCCTGATTGAACAGCAGCCCACCGGCCGCGGCCTGGCCTGGCTGGTGGACTGGCTGAACGAACGCTATGACCGCGCAAGCTGTGTGGTGATTGATGGCCGCAACGGGGTGGACGTGCTGGTGGAGCGCATCCGCCCCACCTGGAAAGCCAAAAGCGCCGTGCTCCGCCCCTCTGCCAGGGACGTAATCGCATCGGTGGGGCTGTTTACCACCACCGTGAACGAGCGCGGCCTGACCTGGTACAAGCCGCAGCAGGCCCTTGCCGAAAGCGCCGTTACCAGCACCAAGCGTCCCATCAGCGGCGGGTATGGCTTTGGCGGCGACAACAGCCTGCCGCTGGAAGCCTGCGCCCTGGCACTGTGGGGCGCAAAGACGAGCAAACGCGACCCGACACGCAAAATGCGCATCGGATGAGAGGAAAACCATGATGAATACCCTGAATTTTGGCCATGTGGCCGGGCTGACCGCCGCGGAACAGCAGCAGCTCAGCGACCTGGCCGAGGCGTACACCTATCACCAGAGCCACAACGCCACCAAAGACAAATATTATGAGGGTCATGTGACCCTGAGGGATGTCAACCTTGGCATTGCCCTGCCCACGGGGCTGCGCGGGCTGGAGGTCGGCTGCAGCTGGGGTCAGAAAGCGGTGGATGTGCTTGCCGCCCGCAGTATGTTTGACGGCTTTGTGGGCACCGGAGGCAGTCTGGACAGCCTTGCCCGGCTGGTGGCAGATAACCGCCTTGTGGCCGAATACGCCAAAGCCTGCCGTGATGAGCTGAAATACGGCTGCGTGTTTGCCACGCTTTCGGCTGACGATGCGATCGGCTGCCGGATCCGGTTCCACTCCCCTGCTGCGGCCGCTGCCCTGTGGAGCGGCGAGAAAGGCCGGATCGACTGCGGCCTTGCCATCATCGACACCATGAAGGACGAAAAGGACAAAGGGAAATGGGCCCCGTCCATCGTCAACCTGTATACCGACACCGCCGTGGTCGTACTAACCCGTGAGGGGAACATCTGGACAGCAAAACGGCATCCCAATAAGATGGGGCGGCCGCTGATGGAGCCACTGATTTGGAACGCCACCAGCAGCAAGCCGTTTGGCCGCTCCCGGCTGAAACGGCCCATCCGCTCACTGATTGACGATTATGTCCGGGTTGTGGCCAACGCCGCCATTGCGCTGGAGTTTGACACCACGCCGCAGAAATACATCCTTGGCGTGACGGATGAGCAGTACGATACCATCGTATCGGACAAGTTCCGGCAGTATGTCGGGGCGATCATCGCGGCCACGACCAACCCCGAAACCGGCGAAAAACCCGCGTTCGGCCAGCTGGCACAGGGCAGCCTTTCGCCGCACGTTGAAAAGATGCGGATGACGGCCACCCAATTTGCCGCGGCCACCGGTCTGACCGTGACCGATGTTGGCGTGGTGAACGATGCCAACCCCACCAGCAGCGATGCCATACTGGCCCAGAGCCAGACCCTTGTATTGCTGGCCCAGCAGCTGAACACCGGCAACGGGGATGCACTACGCACCATTGCCCGGATGGCCCAGGCCATTGCCCGCAAAGTAACGCTGGATGAGCTGACCGAGGAAGAGCGGGACGTGATGGCCCACTTTCGGAACCCCGCCATGCCCAGTGTGGCCGTGACCGCGGATGCCGCCATCAAGATTGCTTCCGCCCGGCAGGAGTTTGCCGCCACCGACACGTTTTTGGAGATGATCGGCTTTGACCAGGCCGATATCCGCCGCATTAAGGCGCAGGAACAGCGGGTGCGGGGCCAACAGGTGCTGATGGAGATGGAAAACGATGCAGATAACAGCCAACGCCTGGAATGAGTACATCACCCGATTGTCCCGCCTGAACCAGAAAGCCGGGCAGCTCATGCGGGAATACATAGGCTCTCACGGCACCGAAAGCACGGACGACCTGATTGCCTACGCTTACGGACTTGTGACGAAATACGGCGAGGGCAGCGCGGAGCTGGCCTGCCAGATGTATGACGCCCTGGCCGAAGCGGCCAACGCCGGGGTGCCCGCAGCGGAGCCTGCCGAACCGGCAGATTACGGCGAGGTGGCCCGCATGGTGAACGCCACCAAGAACCAAAACCCGGCCAACCTGCCCAACGGCGTCAGCCGCCTGGTCAAGCGTGCCGGGGCCGACACCACCCTGAAAAACGCCGTCCGGGACGGGGCCGAGTGGGCCTGGGTGCCACATGGGGACACCTGCCCGTTCTGCATCACGCTGGCAAGCAACGGCTGGCAGAAAGCCAGCAGCAAGGTGCTGAAAGGCGGCCACGCCAACCACATCCACGCCAACTGTGATTGTGAGTTTGCCATCCGGTTTGACCACAATACCACTGTGGCGGGATATGACCCGGAAAAATACCTTGCGCAGTACAATGCGGCAGGCGGAGACATCAACAAAATGCGGCGCATCGACTACGCCGCCCGGAAGGATGCCATCAACGCCCAGAAGCGGGCGGCGTATGCGGCAAGGAAAAACTTCTCTGTTTATTCGAGCTTGAACATGGAGCCAAAACCTGTTACAATGCAGTCAATCAGCAATGTCAAGGCGTTCAGCTGTGACACGCTGGATGCTGCTGGACAACAGCAGCTGAAAAATGCCCACAAGCGCCTATTGATGATAGCATCAAAACTTCCCCCGGGGGTTGAGGTGGGTCGTTTATTCGACCTTCACATGAAGCCGCTGACGCAGGATGTTGTGGGGGCTCAAAATGGACATACTGTCAAGCTGCCAAACCCGAGTGAGCCTTATGTTGCGATTCATACTCATCCGGCCTGTGGGAATTTCTCCAATGGTGACTTAAGCAATTTTACCAACAATTCTAATTTGAAATTGTTGACCGCTATTGGACACAACGGCCACGTGTATGCTATCGAAAAGACAGATTCTTACAACGCCACACAGGCTCAAGGCATCACAGACAAATTGAACATTCAACTTTGCAAACTACTCAAATCGGATTTGTCTAACGAGCAAGTGCTAACGGAGGCCGAGGGTCTGATTTCAGAGAGCATAAAGGAGTTGCAGAATTATGGCATCAAGTTCTATGAGTAGTCCGCTCTACACAGAGAAAGAGATTCAGGAAATGCAGCAGATTCTTCTGGAAACACCAATCGACCCTAGTTATGATGAAATCTGCGATTCTCTCTATGACGGCTGGGATAAAAAAGTTCTTCAGCAGATGGCTGCGCGCAGCTGTTACAGAGTCTTGAAAGGACTTGACCGGTTGCCTTCCAATATCGACTGACCACCCTCCACATGGACGGTGGTTTTTGTTTGCCCATTTTTAGGAGGATGCAATGAAGAATCTGCTTGTCCTGATGCTTGCCATTTTGACCGTGTTGACCAGCCCGGAACAGTTCAAAATGAATTACATCTGCCCGCGCCAGTACCGGCTGTGCTTTTACACGGACGTTTTGCCCAGCATTGAAATTGTGCCGTAAAGGCCGCACCAACAAATTATTGAAACCACGATGCAAATTCTGCGCCGTGGTTTTTTCATGCCTGCCTGCCCTGCATGAGGGGCAGGCGGGCACTTTTTATACCCATTTATTCCCCAAAACATGCCCGGCATGGCGTAAAACTGTACAGCCAGGGCGGATGCGACCCGCGTAAACAAAGCGCAGGCAGAAAGGACACAACCATGAAACGCGAAGACGTCAAGAAGCAGATTCCCAACATTACCGATGAGCAGCTGGACTGGCTGATGGGCGAAAACGGCAGGGATATCACCGCCGAAAAGACCAAGGCCGCCAACCTGCAGACCCAGGTGAACGACCTGACCACCCAGCTGAACACCGCCAAAGACGGCCTGAAAACCTTTGAGGGCGTGGACGTAGCTGACCTGAAAGGCCAGATCACCAAGCTGCAGGGCCAGCTGGCCGATCAGGCCGACAGTTTTGCCTTTGATTCCGCCCTGGACGGCGCAATCCGTGACGCGCACGGGCGTGACGTAAAGGCCATCCGCGGCATGCTGGATGTGGACGCGCTGAAAGCCAGCAAGGACCGCACCACCGACATCAAGGCCGCGCTGGATGCCCTGACCAAAGAAAAAGCCTGGGCCTTTGATGCTGCCCCCGGCGGCTACCCCAACGTCCGCGACGGCGGCGACCCGAACAAAACCCCAACCGGTTCCACGCGCGAGCAGTTCGCGGAGTGGTTTACTGAAGTCATGAAGTAAAGGAGCAAAAGTATGGCATCTATTGATATCAACCGCACGACTACTATTTCCCTGCCGGGCAGCGTGTCCAGCGAAATTTTGCAGAAAACCCAGGAATCCAGCGCCGTCATGGCACTGGCCCGACAGATTCCGCTGCCCGGCCTGGGCGTAACCATCCCCGTTATCACCGGCGACCCCGAAGCGGGCTGGGTCGGTGAGACCGAGAAAAAGCCGGTCAAGCGCGGCACTCTCTCCACCAAGCAGATGCAGCCCTACACCCTGGCCGTCATCGTACCGTTTTCCAACCAGTTCCGCCGCGATGTGCCCGCCCTGTATGATCAGCTGGTGCAGCGTCTGCCCGGCGCTCTGGCCAAAAAGTTTGACCAGACCGTGTTCGGGGCGGTGAAAGCCCCCGGCTCCAACTTCGACACCCTGAAAGCCTGCACGGCCCAGAGCATCCTGACCAATGCCTACGGCGGTCTGGTTGCCGCCGATGCAGACATCGCCGCCCATGACGGCATTCTGAACGGCTGGGTGCTGGCCCCGCAGGGCAAGGCCATCCTGCTGAACGCGGTGGACGGCAATAAGCGTCCCCTGTTCATCAACAGCGTGGCCGAAGGCGCAGTGCCCATGATTCTGGGCGCGCAGGTGCGCCAGAGCAAGGGTGCCTACACGGCCAACACGGCCAGCGATGCCGCCGTGGTCGGCTTTGCGGGCGACTGGACGCAGGCGGTGTACGGCACCGTGGAGGGCGTGCAGATCGCCATTTCCGACCAGGCCACCCTGACCGACGGTTCCACCACCATCAACCTGTTTGAACAGAACATGTTCGCCGTGCGCGCCGAGATCGAAGTCGGCTTCCGCTGCGACACCACGGTGTTCAACAAGCTGACCGGCGCAGCCAAAACGGGGTCCTGATCATGATTGAATTCAAGAACCGCCTGACCGGCACCCTGATGGCCGTTGCTCCGGAGCGGGAAGCTGAATATCTGGCGGCAGGGCATACCCGCGTGGATGCCCCGGCGGCCGTCCCCGCCAGGCAGCCCGCCGAAGAGCCCGCTGAAGAGCCCACCGCCAAGCAGACCGCCGCCCCGGCCCCGAAGAAGAAAGCCGCCGCCAGGAAATGAGGTGATGGCAATGGTCTATGCAACCGTGGAAGAGGTCGAAGCCGGGTTCCGCACGCTGAGCGATGACGAAAAGACGCTCTGCAGCGCCCTGCTGGCCGAAGCCGGCATTGTCATCGACGCATACAGCCAGGACGCCCCGTTTGAGCGCAAACAGCTGGTATCCTGCCGCATGGTGCGCCGCCAACTGGACGCGGGCCCCGGCGGGCAGGGCGCCGCCATGTACCCGATGGGCGCCACCCAGGCGTCCGCATCGGCGCTGGGCTACCAGCAGAGCTGGACGGTGTCCGGCGGCTCGGTCGGAGAGCTGTACCTTTCCAAGCTGGAAAAGAAGCTTCTGGGCGTCGGAGACAAAATCGGTGCCCACAGCCCGCTGGAGGACTTATGCTGAAGGGTATCGACATCATCCTGTACGAAAAGACCAAGACCGGCGAGGACGCTTTCCACGCGCCGATCTACACTGAAACACCAGTCACTGTCCACAACGTGCTGGTGGGCGAACCGGCCACGGAGGACATCGTCAACGATTTGCAGCTCTACGGCAGGCGGCTGGCCTATACGCTGGCCCTGCCCAAGGGAGACGCCAACGACTGGCACAACGTGACGGTGGAATTCTTCGGGCAAAAATTCCGGACTTACGGCGATGTGGTGCAGGGCATTGATGACCTGATCCCGCTGTGCTGGAACAAGAAGGTGAAGGTGGAGAAGTATGGGTAAGCTGCGCATCAAACTCAACCGCAAGGGCGTGAGGGAGCTGATGCAAAGCCGGGAAATCATGGACGAGTGCGTGCGGCTTGCCAAGGAGAAAGCCTCCGCAGCCGGGGACGGTTATGCGGCGGATGACGGCTATGTGGGCAAGACCCGCGCATCGGCCATCGTCTACCCGTCCACGTCTGAAGCCCGTAGCGACAACTACCGCAACAATACGCTGCTGAAAGTGTTCGGCGGTGCGATGAAAGTGAGGGGCTGAAGATGATTGAAGCAACAATCCTGGAGTACCTGTCCGGCGCACTGGACGTGCCCTGCTATATGGAGCGGCCGCCCGGTGCGCTGGGCACCTTTGCCGTGATGGAAAAGACCGGAGAAAGCCGGGAAAATTACATCAACACCGCAATTCTGGCGGTGCAGTCCTATGCACCCACGCTGCTGCACGCGGCAGAACTGAACGAACAGGTTAAAACGGCCATGTTTAGAGCAGCACAGCTGCCCGGCGTAGCCGCCGTGCACCTGAACAGCGATTACAATTTTACCGACACGTCAAGCAAAACATACCGCTATCAGGCGGTATTTGACGTGACCTACTACGATTGACTGAAAGGATATTACTATGCCTACAGATGTAACCAAAGTGACCGCCGGAAAACCCAAAGTCGGCGGGGCTCTGTTCCGCGCCCCGGCAGGCACTGCCCTGCCTACCGATGCCGTCACCGCACTGGCCGAAGCTTACAAGTGCCTCGGCTATGTGTCTGAGGATGGCGTGACAAACTCTACGTCCATTGACAGCGATGAGATCAAGGCGTGGGGCGGCGACACCGTGCTGACCCCGCAGACCGGAAAGACCGACACGTTCAAGCTGGCTTTGCTGGAATCCCTCAACGTGAACGCGCTCAAATCTTATTTTGGCGATGATAACGTAACAGGCACCGACACCGGATCGGGTCTGGTTGTCAAGTGCAACAGCAAGGAGCTGCAGTCCAGCGTCTGGGTAGTGGAGATGATTGCAGCCGGAAACATCCCGCACCGTGTGGTTATCCCCAATGCCAAGCCCACCGAGATGGAGGACATCACCTACGTGGACAACGATCCGGTATCCCTGGGCATGACGCTGACCGCCCTGCCTGACAGCGATGGTAACACGCACTACGAGTATATCGGCGGAACCGCCAGAGGCTAAGGAGGCACCATGCAAATTACAACTACATCCGGTTTTACGTGCGAGATTGACCCCGATGTGCTCAACAATGCATTGCTGATGGACGCTCTCGCCGACTTGAAGAGCGGCAACCGCCTGGAATATTCGACCGTCAGTCTGCTGATTCTTGGCAAAGATATCCGTGCCAAGCTCTACGACCATCTGACCAATGAGGCTGGCCGCGTTCCGCTTGAAGACGTGGACCGTGAGCTGACGGAGATCCTGCAGGCACTGGGCACCCCGGCAAAAAACTGATTGTCCTTGCCGCCATGCTGGCCGCTGATCGGGACGCGCTGATCTGCGACCTGGCCGAGACGTACCACGTGCTGGATCTGACCGCCCTGCCGGTACCGCTGCTGGCCACGCTGGCTGCGGGCCTGCGGGGTGATTCCCGCATCCGGTTGGCGATGTCCGGCGAGCGCGTGACGAACGCCGAGATGCTGCAGGCCGCCATGCTCGACCGGCTGACTACGCTGTGCTGGATGCAGAGCAGGGACGGCGCACACGGGCGCAGGCGGCCACCGTCGGTTCTGGACGCAATCAGCGGCAAGGAAGAGCAATCCGATAGCAAGCCGGTTGCCTACAACACACCGGCTGACTTTGAGCGGGCACGTGCCCGGATCATTAAGAGAGAGAGGTGACAAGTATGGCATCCGATGTGGCAACCGCGTATGTGCAGATCGTCCCATCGGCTC